CTTCAAAAACCTCCTCCTCGTTAAGCACTGAATAACCGTTCCATGTGCATGATCGGATGTCATACTCGACACAGTCCTCAACGCCCTTTTGACCCCAGAACTCGTACGGTTCTTTTACTTGCCACCAAGAACAATCAAGATCGATTTCATCTCTGTCTACACGTAGCCAAAGCAAACCCTCGTCTGCATCAACAATCGATGCACCCTCGAACTCGTCATTCTCTTCCGCTATATCAATAGCCTCTTTATGCGATATTTTTATAATCATAATCCCTCCAGTTTTTTGGCCCGAGGCTACGTTGCATCATGAATCGCCACAAACTCTCAATCGGATAAAGCTGACCAACCTTCATGGTCAAGCGCATTCCATATCCAAAATCATGCTCTGACGCTTCTTCCTTGAATGTCTTCTTATCCATCCATCCGTTGACTCTCATCACGCTAGGATTGTCTGTGGAGCCTACGAGCACTGCTATCTTCGCTTGGAACTTATCCATGTTATCGAAGATCAACGGACCGTATTCCTTACCAGTCCACTTCACGTCGATAGAGCAATCGCTCCACCAGAGATCGACACCACCATCAGTCAAGACGTTGAAGGTTGGAGCTGATAGATTAAATAGTCGACATACCGCAAATTCAGCCTTAAAACCGCAGACGTTTGCTTCCTCCCGACTCTGACGCTCGTTCTCAAGTCGCGGAGGGAAGCCCTGCATTTCACATATTTTAACGGTGTCCGCCCCCATTAATTGCGCGCTATGCGCGTCTTGTTTGCTCAGCTCAATCAGCAACCCACAAACCCTCCGTAGGCTTATTGACGAACGTTACGTTCTGCCGGTAACCAAGTGCGTTGATTTCGTTCATGATGCCGTAGCGATCAGGTGCGCTCGCTAGGTGTGTGGTTTCAATTCTGCCGCTTGGGTATTTAGCTACCTCTTGAGCGACGTATAGCCCCGTATGGGGAGGGCATGGTTCTACGTAAACTTCTAGCCAAAGTTTCATGTCTAGCCTCCTCTTGTTAGACGAGTCTAGGTAACCATAGGCAAAAAGGTTGTGTCAACTATTTTGTTAATTAACCGTAGGTCCACATGACAGGAGTCGTGGTTCGCATGTCGACGTGCACGAAAGACTTAGCAACACCGATGCCCGAGAAGCCCATTTTGAGTGCCTCGTGTACGATGTTCATGCGCTGGAATCCATTAGATACTGCAATGTCTACTGCAATACCTAAAGTATGCGTGCCAGGCTTATCCTTACGCACTTCGATACTGTGCTCTTTTGATCGATAGCCGCTAGTGATTGTGAACGGGAATCCGCACTTCTCTCTTAGCTCATCCAGCATGTAGATGAACTCAGGCTTCATGTCGTTCTCGCCAGTTTCACGACAGCGAAACTCAGAGATATCAAAATGCTTGTACATCACTTTTTCCTTAAAGCCATGAGCTTGTCTGCGCCACGAATACCAAAACTGGCAGAGATAGCGAGAAACAGCAAATACTGATACCAGTCATCAAGCTCAGACAGCACTGAAAATCCATGTCGGACACGTTCAATAATCTCGGGGTCATTTATGATTGCGCCGTAACTGATGGCTATCAGCGGCGCGGCAAGTATAACTGTCCAGAACTCATCTTTCCATGAGTGCATAGACGCATCAGCCATTTTATTTTCCCAGCCAGCATCATGCTTGATGACCTCTAGCTTACGCTCGTGCTGTGCTCTTTTTTCTTCTGCTTTACGCTTGAAATGACCACCGACAAGCTCAGTCACTGGGCCAAGAAGTGCTTGCCACATTAGCGCAGAAACTCGAAGAGAGTAATAAGTAAGCCTAGAGTGCCAAGGACGAGAGTGCCGCCGTACATCATGAGCTTCTCGATTCGATCGAAACCCGACTGCGCTTTGTTATCTAATTTGTCGAAGCGTTCATGATGCTTGTTCAGTGTGTCTTGAATGTTTGTATATCGAACAAGACATTCCTTCTCATGCGCCTCTAGCCTTATGATTGCTTCTCGTCCCACGTCATCCATATCACTTACCTAACGGGTTAGCTAACTCATCCATCGCTGTCCAAGCATCATCCATGTCTCGCTGGAGTCGTCGTATGCGCTCGTCAACAGATCCTAAAGACTCGATTTTAGCACCTACAGTGATAACAGTCTCGCTGTTTGACTTTTCAACAGCACTAATACGATCACGCAAATCAAGTAATTCGCTTTGAGCTTTCATGATCGCCTCTAAGTTTGCGCCCAACTCAGCCAACTTGCCCTGCAACTCAGCCACATTGTTGTCGTTGAGCTGTTGTTTCATGTTGGAGATGCTGACCTGATATTCCTGTAGCTTCGCAGATTGAGCTGTACGTAGATCCTCAAACCTGCCCTCTATAACAGCCGTCCCTGCCGTAGCATCGCCTACAGCGTTCTCTAGCGCCTCTAGTCGGCTAAAAAACTCAGATGCGGTCCAGATTCCTCCGCCAATCGTAGACGCAAAAGTAAATAGTATGGCTATCCACACACCTTTAATTTGTGTTCCGCCAACATTGAGTTCTAAGTCTTCAATCGCCATTTTCGTAGCACGCCTCTGGATCTGCCGCGAACCAACAACCACCTTCTGGTGAAGTGTAAAAGAACGGTTGGCTCTCGCCCTCTACAAGAACATCCTCTACTGAGACATAGTAGTCTGCTAAAGATATGCCTTGTATCGTTGTGCCACCGTCAAACGAAATCCACACTGATTGTGTGGCTACATCGAAGAAGACACTGGCCGCCTCTTGGTAAGTCACTCGAAGGTCATATGCCATGTCATCGGCTTGTTCTAACAACGTCTCATCGTTAGCAACAGCCATGTATGCCGCCGCTACCTGTGTAGCCTCATGCACAGCTACAAGCGCATCGTTGTATTGCTCTACTTCCTGATCCTCGAGCGTTACATCATTGGCCCCAATATACTCTTGTAGCGCCATAGCTTGTCTGTCGTCTTGAGCTTCCGCCGCATCTTGTGCCATCTCATTTATCGTAGCAACTTCAATAAGAACTTCTGCCGCATCTACGTAAGCATCAATAGTCTCGCTAACAACGTCCATAGCCGTGCTCGCTTGATCCTCAAAGTATTGTTGTGCGTTAGGATCATAACTATAAGATGCGTTTTGAACCGCTAAGACAGCGGCGTTATAGGCATCCTGCTTAGCCTTATCAAGCAGTCCCTGATCAACTGTACCATCGGGCGCGATTAAGCCTTGCCATGCATAAGACTCGGATCCAGCGATAGCTTGTATGCCGTACTTAAAAGTGTTGCGGATGCTTTGCGAGGTGTTTATTAAAGTGTCGATTTCATTGGCTTGTGCTTGTGCGGAAACGCTCAGACAGAGTGCTAGTAGTCTCTTGTACTTCATCTGTCTCTACCCCCATGCCAAGAATGGCATCATAAAAGCCTTTGTCGTCTTCATAATCTGGGATGTGCAGATTTGGCTGTTGCTTAATCGCTAAAAATGCTCTCTTACCGACGACTATCTTCCCTGATTTTACCACTGGACACGGTGTCGCCGCGAGTAACATTGCACGCCAAACGTCAGCGTTCTGACACATCAAAGACACTGCCGCAATTTTCATGCCCATATTAGATAAAGTGATCGCATTTCTTCGACGATTGCATTCTTCGTCTTGTACGTATTTACCAGAAGACACGCCTATTCCAACAAGCTGTAAGCCACCAGAAATAGATTGCAAACACGACTCGCTACCACTCGACATAAGTGATGGACTGACAGCCGTGTTCGCTGGCATACGCGATCCTGCGTTTGGGCCAGAGTTGTTGGTCGTCCTGTTATTGTTGTTAGAGTTAACCTGGTTAGTGTTCAGGTCACCTTCGTTACGAATACCCTCCTCGGGCACTTCTGGTTCTATAACAGGATTGTCCTCCGCATAGAGCAGAGGACTCCAAAGACTAATCGCTAGAATCAGGCTCTTCGTAATCCTCATCGGATATGACCTCACTTTCCAGTGATTGAGCTAGTGCGTTTGCGAAGGCTTCGCGTCCGAATGCAAGCTGATCAAGATTAAACTGAGCGTTAGACAGCTTTCGGTCGAGGTCATTTACGTGATTTAAGAGTGCCTTTTGTCGGTCTGTCATGTCCTCAACAAAATACTCTTGGTCGTTCACGGTGATTGGGGTCTTTTCATTTTTTCCCATCGTCGTTACTCCTAGTTGTGGTTAATAAATCACCAAGGCATACCATCAGCAGACACAGGGTTTTTCTGTGCTTCGATGTTGGCTGTCAGTGCCGCCTCAGTAGCGTCCTTATCGACTGACTCGTGTACCCATGCCAGTACAGCAGACTCAGTAAGGTCATCGTAAGCCACAAAGCCATCAGCATCAGCGTCTGGTGTAAAGCCTACAGTGCCGTAAGAGGATGCAGAGTAGGTCACAGCGTCGTCGCCAGTACCAACAGTTTCTTCTTCAGTAACACGCCAGTGTGCAACGGTTACACCGCCGTCTGCCACGTTACGCTCAAGGTTTGCGATAGTCCATGTAGCCATTGTTATGCTCCGAATACTGCGTT